CAGCATTCGACAAGGAAGCTTTCAAGGCTGAGATACTCGGCGATTTCGAAAAGAAGTTCAATGGATTCTCGAAGAGCCTGAAGGCCGACCTGGTGAAGCTTCTCCCGAAGCCCAAAGAAGGCGAAGGCGACGGTGGCGATCCGCCTCCCGAACCGAAGCCTTCCGACGGCAAGCAATCTCCTGCCGAGCTCAAGCTGCAGCGCGAAGTCGAAAAGATGCGCAAGGATCTTGACGATGAGCGCAAGGCCCGCACGGAAACCGAGGCCAAGGCCAAGGAAACCTCTCGCAAGGCGGCGATCTCAGCCGCGCTGAACGGCCACCAGTGGGCCAACGATAAGGCTCGCCTGGCTGCCGAGCGGCTCTTTGACGCTGACGTTCGCTACAACGACGCCGGCGAAATTGTCGCAGGTCCGGATGAGATTCCTGTTGCCGACTACATCAAGGGCTCGCTCAAGGATCACGAGTACTTGCTCGCGCCGAAGAACACCGGCGGGAGCGGAATGGGTCCTGGTGGCGGCAAGTCCGGCGGTGGCAAAGTCTACAGCCTTGAGGACATCAAGCCCGGCATGAAGCCCGAAGAAATCGTGGCCATTTCGCAACAACTTGCAGCCAGCCTTAACAAGTAAACACCAACCACAACAAAGGAATAGCTGAATGCCAAACGAAATCACTTCCGCTAATGCAGCGCAAGCCATCTTGAAGCTTGTAGCTGTGCAAGTCTTCCCCGCCCTTGCCCCAAACTTTCTCATGGCGGCGCTCGTCAACCGAGATTTTGAGCCTGTTTTGGGGAAAGCCGGTGAATTGGTCAATGTCCCGATTGCACCGGATTTGACCGCCAACAATATTGCCGAAGGCGGCACGGTCCAAAACCAGAACGCCAACCTCGGCAATGCCGAGATCCGACTCACCAAGCACTTAGAATCCACTTTCGAAATTCCGGATGTGACGAGAATCCTGGTGCAACCGGACTTGCTGGCTACTTACATGAACTCTGCGATCCTCGCAGTGTCCACAGCCGTAGAGAGCGATCTCCTGAATCTCTATCCGCTGTTCACGGCAAATACCGCCGTTGGTGGCGCTTCCGCCATTGACGAGGCTCGAGTGGACCTTGCGGAAACCACGTTGTTCAATGCCCGCGTTCCAGACGCGCAGACTAAGCATCTTGTTGTGCACAGCGATCCTTACGGCACCTTGAGGCAAATCCCACGCTTCTCTGAGCAGCTCTCGTACGGCACAGGCTGGCCGATTCAGAGCGGTGAGGTGATGAAGATCAAAAACATCTTCGTTCATCGCTCGCAACTCGTTCCGAAGCCATCGACAATTCGCTACAACCTTGCGTTCACCCGCAACGCAATTGGCCTCGTTACTCGCCGGTTGCCGATTCCCCTGCAGGGAACGGGGGCGATGGCCGAGTACATCGAATATCCGGGTGCAGGAATTGGCCTTCGAGCAGTGATGAGCTATAACCCCAACACGCTCGCCCAACGCATCACCATCGACTGCCTGTATGGTGTTGGCGTGCTTCGCAACAATCACGCCGTGCAGGTGCAAACCAACTAACTTCACCATGGACAACATCGCTACCCACTGGCAGCGCGTTCAGGCGCAGCGCGCTGCCTTGCCTCCCGGCGAAGAATTCTTCGTGACGACTGTCGCGAGCGACAAAGCGCCGGGTATGAGAGTGGGTGTCACCTCTGAAGTCAAGCGCGAAATTGCCGCCGAGCTTCTCGCGCTGATGACACATCGCCTGGCCACGAAGGAGGAGATTGAAGAATTTCACTCGTCCGCAAAACTTCGATCCGACGATCTCGCAAGGGTCGAAGCGGCAAAGAAGCAGCAGTATGCTCTTCCCGAAGAATTGAAACCACTCCTTGCGGCCGCCCTAGCGTCCGTTTTTCAGCAACCCCAAAACGGCGAAGCCCCTTCGCCTCCTGAGAAAACTCCCAAGAATCGAGGTGGCAAATAATGGCCCTCATCAACCCGATCATCACGGGCGCGCAATCGCCCACCACTGCCGGTGCCATCACCGGCTCGCTCGACACTTCCGCCATGACTGGCGACTTCACGATCAAGGTGCGCGTCTCTGCCCTCAGCTCTGGCAAGAAAGCAACCTTGGCCCTCGAAGACACCGCTCATGGAACACCCTTCTCTGAAGCAATCCAGCAGTGGGTGCAGCAACTCAAGGGACCTTACACTAAGGCCACCGATAAGGTGTTCTCGATCCACTCCCGCGAGTTGCCGAATATCCGCTTCGGTGCCACAAACACCAAGCTCCGCTTCAACCTCACCGCCGTCGATGCCACACCCGGTCTGACGGTCGAGGCCTGGCTCGAACAGTAGAACTCTTCCTCTTCCCGCGTCCTTCCCCTTTCCATCGCGGGACTCCCGGCGGCCGTTCTCCTCCTGGCGGCCGCCGCATCTTTCTCATGCTCTTCACCGACTCCGATCACGTCACCCAAGAGGAACTCCAGGCGATCGATACCGAGCTGCCGCAGGTTGCCGCAGCTCAGAAGATCACCTTGGACGGATCACTTGGGGTCATCCGCGCCAACTGGGACGAGTGTGCCGGCATGCTCAGCCGCGCGATCGGGTATCGGACGAACAACAGCGGCGTGGATCCTGTTCTCGCATTCCACATGCGAACCGTTCAGTTCGTCGGCCTGAACCAGCTTGCCCTTACCCCGCAGTTCGCCAACAGCGTGAGTCCTTGGAAGAAGTGGCTCATCTATGAGGCACTTCGCAGGGTGTACCGTTCGGCGACTCAGCGTAACTCGCGGGACGGCGATCGCTTCCAAGACAAGTTCGAACGCTGCACCGAGGACGCAAACGCAGCCTATCGGCAAGCGGCGAGCTTCGGCCTGCCGATCATCCGGAATCCGCTTTCGGCTCCCGGCGCCGTCCACGATCTTCTCGCTGGATCTTGGACCGAGGCGAACCTCACCACCATCGCTCAATCGCCCACTGAAGCTCGTGACATCTTCATCGCGATCACGTGGGTAAGCGATCGTGCGAATGCGAACAACGAGAGCGGGGCATCTGCTCTTCTCCCTAAGGCTCTTGCCGCGGACGAGGCGGTAAGAATCTCCATCGCCAATCTCGGCGCGCCCGGCACCGAGGCGCATCCAACGACGCGAACCGGCGGCTACTACGCGACGGGATTGGCGACACATTGGAACGTCTACGCCGGAGTCTCCCGAGACGGTCTTAGAAAGCAGTACCCGACGCCGATCCCGCTGAGTACCGCGACGTGGGACCTGGCCGGGGCGTTGTCGACTTCAGGCGCCAAGCTCGACTCCGGCCAACAACCGGAATTCATCGAGCCGCTACCCAACATCATCTATCGCGCGTAAGTCATGGCTGAGTTCGAGGAAGATGAAGAGCTTCATTCGCAAGAAGAGGACAAAGATCGCTCTCACGTAGCCGCCGTCGTTAAAGCGGCAATCCGCGCTCAAGACGGCTATGTCGAGGATCTCAGCGGCGCCCTTCGTGAGGATCTGGACAAGCTCTTTCAGAAGGTGCAGAGGAAAATCTCCAGTGAGGTTCAACGACGTCTTGATTTCGAGGATGGAGTGGCACAGCCCACCATCAAAAACCGTCGCGAGCTCGCCCGCATTGCAAACGAGGTCTTGCGGACCGCGAAGGCAATGGGCTCCAACGAAGTCATCGACGAATTTGTCAAAGGCTTCGATGGATCGCTGCTTTACTTCGATGACATCCTGGCCCAGATCAGCAAGACGCTGAAGACTCCTCTCAAAGCCGTCACCACGCCAGAAGCTTTGGCCAAGCTTAAAGGAGTGAAGCTCGCCGCGGGGCAAACGCTCGAAACGGCCGTGGAGGTTATGGCTGGGCAAGTCAAGCGCAGCATGCTCTTCAGCGTGGGTGCGCTGGAGTTTGCAGGAACCGTAGAAAACATCGCGAAGATCTTTGACCGCGGCGTGGCCGAAGCCGAGACTTTGGGCGCGACCGCGCTAACCATGTACACCCGCACGAATGCGGATAGCAACTTTCAGGAAATCGAGAAGGCCTTTCCGGGTGTAGATGTTCGGTACGAATATGAAGGTCCGGATGACAAGCTGACTCGTCCATTCTGTGACCGTCTCATTGGGAAGCAGTTCACCCGCGAGCAAATTGACACCTTGGACAATGGCCAGCTTCCCAACGTATTCATTACTGGAGGCGGATACAACTGCCGGCATCAGTGGTTGCTTGTTATCGCGGAGCCGGGCGCTCCGCCACCTGATCCGATTGTCGAAGAAACTAAAGCGAGCGCCGAGATAGATGCGGCAAAAGACATCGAAGCGGTGATTTTGGCTGGAATCGGGGACCCCGATTCTCACATTGAAGCCGCCAAAGTTAAGATAGCCGTCGCAAAAGGGATTTCCGACAGGGTACAGCGATCAAAGCCTTTCGAGAGGCTGGCGGCTGTCGTTT